AACGTAAAAAAAATACAAACGATTCTAAAATAAGTTTCGTTAATTTATCTACATACACTTCACCTGAAATTGTGGAATCAAAGCACAATGATTGGGTAGAGTTTGGAGAAGATAACAATTATTTTCAATATTTAATAGACAGATATAATGGTTCTGCAACAAATGGAGCAGTTATTAATGGTATTAGTCAAATGATATTTGGAAGAGGTTTAGATGCTACAAATAGTGCTAAAAAGCCTCAAGAATATGCATCAATGATATCTTTATTCAAGAAGGAAGTTGTTAGGCGTTTAGCTTATGATTTAAAATTAACGGGTCAATGTGCAATGCAAGTTATTTATTCAAAAGATAAAAAGAAGATTGCTAAAATAGAACATTTACCAATTGAAACATTAAGAGCAGAGAAGTTAAGTGAAAATGATAAAGAGGTACAAGCATATTATTATCATCCCGATTGGATAAATATAAAGCCAAGTGATAAACTTCAAAGAATACCGTCTTTTGGACTATCTGAAACACCAAAGCCAATTGAGATATTATACATTAAGCCTTATAAAAGTGGTATGTACTATTATAGCACACCCGATTATCAAGGTGGTTTACAATATGCAGAGTTAGAAGAAGAGGTATCAAATTATCATTTAAACAATATCTTAAATGGTTTAGCACCAAGTATGCTAATCAACTTTAATAATGGTACTCCCGATGAAGAGAAGCAAACGTTAATAGAAAACAAAATAAAGGCTAAATTTCAAGGAAGTTCAAATGCGGGTAAATTTATACTTGCTTTTAATGATAATAAAGAAAGTCAAGCAGATATAACTCCTGTACAATTAAGTGATGCACATAACCAATACCAATTCTTATCAGAAGAAGCACAAAAGAAGATAATGATATCGCATAGAGTTGTTTCTCCTATGTTATTAGGTGTTAAAGATTCAACAGGGTTAGGTAATAATGCAGATGAATTAAAAACTGCATCTACTTTAATGGATAACACTGTTATTAGACCATTTCAAGAACTTTTAATAGATGCTTTTGATAAAGTATTAGCTTTTAATGATATTAGCTTACATCTTTATTTTAAGACGTTACAACCTTTAGAGTTTACAGATTTAGAGAATGTAAAAGACCAAGAAACAAGAGAAGAAGAAACGGGTGTTAAGATGTCTAAACAATGCAATTGCGTAAACTTAAGTAAAGAGTTATCTGAAAAAATAGATGATGTTGCAGACGAATTAATAAAAGTAGCTGATGAAGATTTTGATGATTGGGAAATAGTAGATGAATCTGATGTTGATTATAATACAGAAGAAGAACTTGACAAGCAGATAAAAGAAATAAATACAAAAAAGCCGAGTTTATTGTCTAAAATTTGGAATTTTGCAACAACAGGTACTGCGAGACCAAATGCAAAGAGTGAACAGGATAAAAAAATAGGAGAAACGTATTTTAAAGTAAGATATAGATATACAGGCAGCGAATCTCCACAAAGAGTTTTTTGTAAAAAAATGATGGTAGCAAATAAATTATATAGAAAAGAGGATATTATAAGAATGGGAGAAATTCCTGTAAATGCGGGTTTTGGAATTGATGGTGCTGATACTTATTCTATTTGGAAATATAAAGGTTCTGTTAATTGTAAGCATAAATGGACAAGAGTAACTTTTAAAAGCAAATCTAAAAGTATAGATACTAAAAGTCCAAATGCACCTAAAACATCAACTAATAAAGCAGAACAAGAAGGTTATAGAGTTAGAAATCCAAAAGAGGTATCTATGATGCCAAATGATATGCCAAATGGAGGAGCATATAACAAATAATAAGATATGGCAAAAGCATTATTCATAAGTAGAACAGATTTAGTTAAAAACTCAATTTTAGACGGTAATATTGATACTGATAAATTTATTCAGTTTATTAAAATTGCTCAAGAAATCCATATACAAAACTATTTAGGTAGCAAACTATATGATAGAATTGAAAGCGATATTTTAAATGACACTTTAAATGGTGATTATTTAGAGTTAGTTAAGAATTATATTCAGCCTATGTTAATACATTATGCTATGGTTGATTATTTACCATTTGCAGCGTACCAAGTAAAGAATGGAGGGGTATTTAAGCATATATCAGAAAATGCTGAATCGGTTAATAAAAATGAGGTTGATTTTTTAGTACAAAAAGAAAGGGACTTTGCAGAATATTACACAAGAAGATTTGTAGATTATATATGTTTTAACAATACAAAGTTTCCCGAGTATAACGATAACACAACACCCGATGTTTATCCCGATAAAAATGTAGGTGGTTCAAATTGGGTATTATAATGAAAGCAATGTATAAACCAAAACAAGCAAACATAGTTAAGTTACAAATATATTTAACTAAAAAAGAAAAGAAATAAGATATGGCAAATTCAATAAGTTGGGGAAAAATATATAACTACACTTGGTGGGGTATTGGTGTAAACTCTAACACTATTTCTTGGGGTAAATCCTATTCAGATTTAGCGGGTTTTTCGCAATTAACACAAAGATTTTCACAAAGGGTAGAAGCTGATGGAGGTGTTGTAGAAAGCGAGCGTTGTGTAGATAATGCTGACTTTAAAAATAATAATTGGGATTTCTACTACAGAGTTATAGACGATAACGGTATTGTAGAATCTTTAGAATGTGTAAATAATATAAATAAATAAAATAAATAAAAATGTCAAAGATACCAAGTATAGCAATGATACCTTCTGCTTTTAAAAGTGGAAAAGTATATAGTGTTTTACCAACAGATGGAAGTGGAGATTTAAACTTTGCAAGAGCATCAGAAGCAACAAGAGTAAACAAAGATGGTTTAATAGAAACCGTTGGTAGTAATGTACCAAGAATAGACTATCCAATGATTGATGGAGTTGTTAGTGGATGTCCAAGTTTATTATTAGAGCCACAAAGTACGAATTTAATTACTTATTCGGAAGCGTTTGATAATGCTTATTGGATTAAAACAAGAAGTTCAATAACTTCAAATAGTGTAACTGCTCCAAACGGGACATTAACTGCTGATAAATTAGTAGATAATACAGTAGATGATGCACATAGATTTATAGGCACAGGATTTTCAACTACATCAGTAAATTATACTGCCTCTATATTTGTTAAAAAAGATGAAATTAAATATGCTTATTTAAGAGTGAATGATAGTGGTGGTACATACATTTCAGGAACTTTTGATTTACAAGATGGTATTGTAACACAAGAGGAAAATGGAGATTTAAGTATAGAAAACTTTGGTAATGGTTGGTATAGAATTATAGGTACTGCAATATCAAATGCAAATGGGTTATCATATTTAGAATTACGAACATCAAAAACTCCAATTTATTCAAATTATATTGGCAATGGTTCAGATGGTTTGTACATTTGGGGTGCACAAGCAGAACAACAATCTTACGCTACATCTTACATACCAACAAATGGTAATGAAGTAACAAGAGAAGCTGAAACTGCAAGTAAAAGTGGTTTAAGTAGCTATATTAATAGTAGTGAGGGTGTTTTGTATTTTGAGGGTAGTTTTTTATCAAATTCTGATACTTCTTTAATAGAACTTAATGACAACAGTAGTAATAATAGAGTTTCTATTTATACAGAAAGTGGTTTGTTGAACGCTAATTGCTTTAATGGAGTAAGCAACACTATATCTTTTGCAGGTAATCCAACTGAAAACAACAAATTAGCTATTAAATACTCAATTAATGATTTAAGATTTTTTATAAACGGGACTTTAGTTGGAACAGATAATACATTTTCAGGTTTTACATCTGATTTATCTGCAATTTATTTTTCTTTGTCGAGTGGATTAATTCCATTTAGGGGAAAAATAAAAGACTTAAGAGTGTACAATGAAGCATTAACAGACGCAGAATTACAAACTTTAACAAGTAACTAATGAATAATATTGGATTTGTATATAAATGGACTGACCTCTATAATGGTAAGTATTATATAGGTTCTCATCGTGGAGATATAAATGATGGATACATTGGTAGTGGCTATTATTTTAAAAAAGCATATAAAAAAAGAAAAGAATGCTTTTCAAGAGAAATACTTTATATTGGTAAAGATTATATTGAGTTAGAGGAATTTATTTTGCAAGAGTTAGATTGCAAGAATGATGTTAATTCATATAATTTAACAAACAATGCAAGAGGTGTATCAATGCAATCTAAAGAAACTAAAATAAAAATATCTGAATCTAAAAAAGGAAATACATTTTTCAGTAAAGAACATAGACAAAAATTGTCTTTAGCAAAAAAAGGGAAATTACACCCTTGCTACGGAACTCAAGGATATGTAAAAGGAATGAAACATTCTAAAGAAAGTAAATTAAAAATGTCTAAATCAAAGTCAAGAAAAGTGTTTTGCGAATTAAAAAATAAAACATATCAAAGTGTTAAAGAAGCATCTTTAGATTTAGGTGTTTCTGTATCACATATTAATAATATGATTAATAGGTATAAAGTAAATAAATATAAATTAACAATAATACAATAACCATAAGTGTAACATTTGCCCTTATGATAAGAACAAGAGTAAATCTTTACATAACAAACACAATAAGATAAGAAAACAACGAAAAGTTAACATAACAAACACAATAAGATAAGATAATTAAAAAATCTTT